AACCAGCATCAGCTTCTACAACAAGTGGTCTTACAACTACCGATAAACTTGAATACCATAATCTAGAACGCAATCCTAAAGAAATGTCGTTTTGGGAATCTCCTAATATAATCACTTCGGATCGAGGAGTATATTGCTATGCTTCTATTGGTAACTCTAACTTTTTTCATCAGATTTACATATCGGCTGATAAAAGACTATGGTCGTGCTGTCATATGTCACATTCTGTCGAACTGTCGAGGCGTTTCAACAAACACGACAGCTTCACGAAAACTTTCTATTTGGATAAGGGTTATTCGGAAGACTTCAATAGTCTCGAAAAATACACCCCGAAAGAAATATATGAAACTGGTATGTTAGATACTATTTCAAAAGATTGGCAGTTTGATATTTGTAAACTAACTTGTGGTAAATGTGCTTGACATTTTACCTCATTTGATGTATTATAAATAACTGGTTCGATGAAGCAAACTTAAAGTTGCTCTGGACGCGGGTGCGATTCCCGCCACCTCCACCAAAAACACATTCTGGAAGATCAGGTTGGTTACAAGTTGAAGAGTGTGTTTTTGATGGGGGTGAATAGGTTCGACAGGGGATGATTCGGTAAGTGGAGAACAGGTGTGCAAGCAACCTTAATCGTAAGAAACTAAAGTAAACGCAAACGATAATTTCGCGTATGAGGGTTTTGCTCTAGCAGCATAATTTCTCGGGGTCAGGGGACGCCTAGCAACAGAAGTCCCCATTATTTTAATATATCTCTTTTAGGAAACTAATCCATATGAACAAATTGATTCTTGGTGCTGCAGCAGTCGCATTTTCTATTTCCCCTGCTCATGCCGTTGAAGATTACATCGAAAACAATATTCAGTTTACAACAGGAAACTCATCTATCACTTTCCGTAAATATACTGCTGGCGTTGATTATAACATGGTTCAACTTGACACTAAACTTGCAGGTTGGGGTTACACGTATCGTTGGACAGATAGTGGTGGAACTGTAGAGAATCGTTATAGGTTGACTGCACCGAAAATTGATCTAGTTGGTAATTTCTATCTGAAACCTCGAACTGAAATTAAAACATACGAGTCAAATGCAAAGGATGACTTTGTAAACCTGCAACCAATTATTGCAGCAGATTATCAACTCACAGACAAATTAAGTGCTTACATTGACCTGAAACCAAAGTTTGCTATTGATAGTGACGTGTATAGTGATGGTGAGTTCTATGAATCACAAAATGATTTTGGAATAGATTATGCATTGTCTGATGCTTTGAGTGTTGGTGTATTTTACGAATACAACACAGATGGCGATGGCAACAAGACTGACGATTTCTTGGGAACAAGCGTAGTCGTTAAGTTCTAATTTTTAGGTTATATTATGAAATTTCTTGACCCATTACTTGCGATCCTGATAGCAATTTCTTCCAATCCAATGGAAGAAACGACAAAACTTCTTGGATCAAAGATGGATATACAAACTACCTGTTTGGCACAGAATATCTACCACGAAGCAAGAAACGAATCAACTGCTGGTATGCTGGCGGTCGCTAATGTTACAATTAATCGCGAAAGGTCTAACGCATTTCCGAGCACTATATGTGAGGTTGTGTATGAATCACCACACTATTATGTTGAGTCGACTGGTAGATATATCCCATATCGACATCGTTGTCAATTCTCTTGGTATTGTGACGGCAAGAGCGATGATATCAAGAATATGAGTAGATATATTCAAATCTATATCCTAGCCGAGCAAGCAATGCAGTCTAAGTTTGATGTGACTGACGGTGCATTATTCTATCACGCTGATTATGTCGATCCTGACTGGAATAAGAGCATGACAATTACAGCCAAGATTGACGCACATATATTTTATAAGCCGAGGAACTAATGATGCATATTGTAGTTACAGGTGGATGTGGATTCATTGGAAGTCATGTAGTCGATCTACTGGCAGAAGGAGATTACAGAATAACAGTAATCGATGATAGAAGAAATGGTAGGTATGTATCTCACCATTCTAATGTCAGCTATATTTTCGAGAACGTGTGTGACGTGACACCACCACCCTGTGATGCAATAATTCATCTTGCGAATACGCCACGTGTCAGAGCATCATTTGATCACCCAGCAGAATCTATTCTGAACAATGTGAGTCCGACAGTTGCTGTGTGTGAATGGGCAACCAGATTCCAATGTCCTCTATACTTTGCTCAGTCTTCAAGCGTCAATTTTAGCGACGCATATGCAAATGCTTATACGTTTGGTAAGGCGATGTGCGAAGAAGTATTACATTTTTATAATTTGCATTATTCCCTTGACTTTCACCTCATGTTCTTTTATAATGTATATGGTCCAAGGGAAGCAGACTATGGAGAACACAGTACTGTGATCAGAGCATTTAAGAATCAAATCCTTAAAGGCGATAGTCTGCGAGTCTTTGGAACAGGAAAGAAGTCGAGAGATTTTACTCATGTAGAGGATGTCGCGATGGGAGTGTGTAATCTTGTTGTTGCTGGAAAGAAAATGAGAGAAGCACATTTCGGATCTAACCATCCATACACAATTAATCAGATAGCAGAGGCATTTAATCACCCTGTTGTCTATGAGTTTGACCGTAAAGGTGAAGCTGAACATACTATTTGTAATGAACCCTATATTAAACGGAGCCATGATGTCATTGAATATATTAGAGATTGGAAAGGGAGACTACACAATGCCGAAAGTAGTAGTTGATAATGATATGACGACGGATGCATCCCAAGTCACAGATCAATACTTAATCACCAAGCAGTTTAAAAGTTCCTCGGACTTCTCTCAACACATCGAGAAAGAAGCAGTGCGGACTGGTTCTGGATACATTGATACTATTGTTGCCTTCTGTGAGAAGAATACGATGGAGATTGAATCCGTAAAGAAACTGCTTACAACATCTTTGAAAGATAAGATTAAAGTGGAGGCATCAGAACTCAACCTTCTGAAGTTTGAGAAGTCTGGGAAGTTGCCTCTGTAATGGATCCATTTGAGGTTTACAAGTTGTATCTTGCTCTCAAACTCCACTTCACGACTGAGAAGTATGACATCACAAAAACACGTGGTGCTGTGAAGGCGAGTCAGAAAGCATTCCTGAAAAGGAAAGATATTATTGCAATGCGTAAACTTGCAAGGGACTATAAGAAAAAAGAAATCATTGACTTGTTGGTCGCCAACTTTGTTTCTGGAGATAAGTGGGGCGGGATGTTTGACTCACACGCTTCCGAAGTATATAAAGAATGGAAGACACGCAAGGCAAGAAGAGATTATCAGTTCGAACAAGACATCGAATTGATAAAACTGGAGATGGAAAAAGAATCCATCCCCGATCCATTTATCGCTGATCAAGGTCATCACGCATTGGTCTATCGTCTATATCTTGGTAAAAAAATATCAATTGAGACGCTAGTTTTGCTTGACAAATTGTTTAAAATGAGCGATAATAGTGATGATATCTTCTTAGAGAGTATCAATTTACTCGTTAAGAAATATCGACCGTTTGTCAAATTAACAGACAAGATGAGGAATGTAGGTGAGAATCTTTATAAATAACTCGTCCGCTGATATAGGACAAATCATACAACGCAAATACAACGTATACACAGGAGATACATATGTCGTTTAATTCACTATCTGACTTGCGTAAAGCAAGAGGCTCTTTCGATAACCTAATGAAAGAAGTCGAAAAAATTGATGCCCCCCAAAACAACTACAAAAAAGATGACGGAAACGAGTGGAAGCTGAAAGTAGATTCCGCTGGTAATGGTTATGCCGTTCTTCGTTTTTTGCCTGCGCCACAGGGCGAGGAATTACCATGGGTTCGTATGTTCAACCATGGCTTCCAAGGTCCAACTGGTAAGTGGTACATCGAAAATTCACTCACTACTCTGAACCAACAAGACCCTGTATCAGAACTCAACAGCGAGTTGTGGAACAGCGGCACGGATGCCAACAAAGATCTGGCTCGTAAGCAGAAGCGTCGCCTCTCTTACTATGCTAATGTTCTTGTTGTAAAGGATCCTGCTAATCCTCAAAACGAGGGACAGGTTATGCTTTACAAGTTCGGTAAGAAAATCTTTGACAAAATCAAAGACGTTATGCAACCTCAGTTTGAAGATGAGACTCCAGTAAATCCTTTTGATTTCTGGGAAGGTGTAAACTTTAAATTGAAGGCGCGACAGGTTGATGGCTATCGTAACTATGATAAGTCTGAGTTTGAATCTACTCCAACTCCTATCGCACCTGAAGATGCAGACATTGAAGGTATCTGGGCGAAACAAGAATCACTAGCTGAGATTGTTGACCCTAAAAACTTCAAGACTTATGATGAGTTGAAGCAGAAGCTGAACATGGTTCTTACTGGTGGAGCGAAAGTTACCACTGCTGAGAAAGTCGCTGAACAAACTGGTGATGTTGAAGACCAACTTTACATGGAATCAAAACCATCAGTATCGGTAGCGTCTAATGTTGATGAAAGCGAGGATGACACTTTGTCTTACTTTGCTAAGTTGGCTGAAGACGACTAAAGAATCCCACTACCTTGGGACAAACCGCTCGTGCCTAAATGCAATGCGGTTATAAGGGACTCTTCGGAGTCCCTTTTTTTATGTCACAATAAGTTTGGGAGTCCTTGCCTGAATACCAATCGCTGATGGATCTGACGGCATAGCTGTTCTTGGCATGACTGCAGTGACACTTACATTTGGTGCTGGTGATGGTGGAACATTCACATTCGGAGCAGCGGCAGGTGCTACGTTGACTTGTGGAGCCATTGCTGCTGCTTCTGCTGCTTTTGCTTCTGTTGTTTGTGCTTCGATTGCTGCAGCACTTTCTGGAGCAGAAGCCGTTGGTGCTTCCAGATCTGTCGCGCCATATTTCTTCTCGAATTTAGCAAATGTTCTATCAGCCATTCTCGCTTCTCGGTCACCAAACGTATCTACGTCACCGCTATTTTCCAATGCTGTAGACAGCTGTGCCTTTTGCGAGGTTTTTTCTTCTTCTGATAAGTCGGAAGCATCAATCTTCTGAACCAGAGCGTCCATCTTCTTTTTGTTCAATGCCATCTTTGCATTATCTTTTTCGAGTTCTTGTTCATCAGTTTCGATACCGACCATATTCATTGCGCCAGTTTCAAATGCTTCAACTTCTTCGTCATACCCTGCTGCACTGAGTGCTGCTGTTCCCAATTCGTATACTGTTGCAGCTGCTAAGACACCAGCGACGATAGGTGCTGCTGGACCAGAAGCCGCGACCGCTGCTACCTTTGCAGCTCCTTTTCCAAGTTGTTTAGCAGCACCCTTTGCTACTGTTTTTGCAACAGATTTCTTCGGGTTTGCTTTTGCTTTTGGTGTTGTTTTCTTTGGTTTTGGTTCAGCCTTTGCTGATGCGGTCGTCTTAGTTGCTTTTGTTTTTGGTGTTGGCTTGGGGTCTTTGCCACCAAGTAACTTTTTAGGAGCACCTAAAACACTTTTGGCAATAGCTGCAGTTCCTACTGCTAATGTAGTTCCTACTGCAGCGAGCCCAACCTGTTGTGCAGTAGAAAGACTGTTAAACCCTTCTTTAATTTTATCTATTAGGTCTGGTAAGTTTGCTGCTGCTGCAGCTGCAGCGAATGCTATCAAGCTGCTTTTTGGATTAGAGAGTTCGTCTAATTTTTCGACAATCTTCTCGCCTTGTTCTTCACTGATGCCTTCTTCTGGATCTAATTGATTCTTGATATCAGCTTCGCTTGGTGCTTGTTGACCACCAGCTGTTGGCATTGATTTAGTATTTTGTTCAATCTGGTCTAGAAGTTCTGTTTGTTTGGCTAATTCCTCCACAGAAAGTTCTGATGCTGCTTGTAATTCTCCAAACATCGAAACTACTTTAGAATCTGTTGGAGAAGAACCACCACCCTCTCCACCAGAAGAACCTTTTGCTGACAGTTGTAGAGGCGTCTGTTCTAGAGGTGTCCCAGAACTGCCTTTGAACAGATCTGGGAATCCAATCACATTGTCCCCAGTAGATTGTTTTAGATTAGGTCTAATTTCTTCTGCCATTTTTTTATCTCTTTGAGGCTTCAGCCTTCTTCTTTAGATGTTCAACAAGCATAGCAACGTAGACTTCCCTCTCCCAAGGAACCATTGCCTCTATTTCCGTGAGAGAGTAATGGTGTTCTTGCATTAATAAAAAGTTCGTCTTGAACAAATTCTGCAAGGTCTCATGAGAGAGGCTTAGACGAAAAAATTTTCGTAGCCGTCAATAACAAGTGTATTGTCCTTTTTGCATGCCTTACAAGTAAAATCAATTGCATGTAATAATTGTGGCATACTTTCGTAAAATTCTCTGATCAGTGCAAATTGTTTCACTGAGAACTGTTCGATGAAATCCATTCTTTCCTCGAGAGGACTTTCTTGGAACTCAATCACTTCTTCATCATTATATATTGTCTTGATACAATTTGCCGTGACTTTATATATTTCTTCTATCGACTCACCCATCAGTTTTTCAATATCTGTAACCTTTGGGTAATCCATCTCAATTATCATTGAGTCTGTCAGCTTGATCTGTTTCTTATGACCTTTGTTCTTTGTAATCTTTACTTTTTCAAGGTCAAATTCAACATCGTTATCAATCCCACATTCACCACACTTTGCAATCAAGTTGATGATATTGGAGACAGACATGCCTCTGATTTCCAAAAATACTTTCTGTAAATCAAAGATTGGTAATTTAGATCCATCAACTTTACCCAGCGAACAGTTCGTGATGATCTGTTGTACTGTGTGGATCATATCAGAACTGTCCGTAGACTCTCCTGCCATAACCAATAGTTTTTCTTCTTTAACAAGGAAAGGTCTAAATTTTACTTTCTTTCCCATCGATGATATATTCACATCAAATGTTTGCACATCAATTTGTGGTAGTGCCATTACTAATTACTCCTTAAAAGTCAAACAGGTCTTTAAACCCTTTACCGCCATTTTTAAACATATTAACAAATCTTTTAACATTGCCGAGACGACCACCGCCATCACGGAATCCTTCTTCAATCGTATCTGAAGTCCAGTACTTATACGCAAATGTCACCGAGACTCTTGCAGGAGAATCAGTTGCTTGCCCCAACGGTGTTAAGTTTATCAGTCTCGGGAATGCGTCTTTGAGACACCACTTTCCTGTCCTGTTGTCTCCACGATCCAACGTATATATCTCGACATCAGCAGTGTAATCTTCATAGAACCCAACCTCTTTTGATATAGGGTCTACTTGGGCAGTTGCGATCCAGTCTTCAAAAAACTCCCTCACACCCCATTGAGTGTCAACGTAAAAACCAAATGTCGCGTTGTCACCAAAGAACTCAACACCATGTACGCGATACTCAGTCCAGTTACCGATCTTGGTGGGCGTGAATGTAGAAATTAATCCAGGGATCGCTGCTTCTTCACAAAGCAGTGATACGCTTCTTGCATTTTTTGACTTTCCAGGAGTTGTGATCACAACTTCAAATCTGGCGGCACGAGCAAGGTCATCCTGCCGTATTTTTCCTAGAAAATCATTTAAACTGAAATTAGCCATTATAGCATTGCCCTTGAATCTGTGAATACTTTATTCTTTGTTGCACCAACAAAATTGTCGATCGGAAGAAATATAGTTGACTGCCAATCTTGTGGGTTTACTTTATAATATTGGGTTACAACGTGATTTGACAAATATCGTTTCACACAAGGTTTAACCTCGTTGCCAATACTCTTGAGCAACTGCCAATTGTATCTCATTTTTGTATCTGGACCAATTGTCTTGTCGTTTGATGTTTGAATCAATTCTCCAAGAAGTTTTGCTCTCAGCATAAATGGCAGGTAGTGGAGATTTAAACCGTAGAATCCTCCCTTTGTAGGTTCGAATGGAAGAACCAATGGGAAGGTGTCATAATATGGAAGTGTCTTTTTGTGTTTTGGGTCGTACCTATAGAGATACATGCTCCCTATTTCTATATCGCCAGATACTTCAAACATTTTTGAGCGCATGGCTGCTGCAGGTGAGTTGACATTTGATGCCAACTGCCGTACTTGCCTCTGATACCAGTCCATAGATTTACGCTGGTCGTTCGAGTTTGCTCTGATTTGTTCAAAAGGATTAGCCATACCCTTATTTATACGAAATGCCCAATTCCTTTTCTGTAATAATCTTGAATTCCCATCCATTGTCAATACAGAACTCAGTAGCACTTTGCCACTTAGCGAGGTTTGTTCCGTATTGTTTGACTTCCTCAATGAACCTTTTTGTTTTTCTCTTGGGAATTTTTGGCTCTTGGGTATACCGCGATGGCTTTATTTCTATGAGGTATTTCTTGTTGTTGAGTTTCATATAGAAATCTGGGTAATATCTATGCACTCTGTTATCAATGGGGGACTTGTATGGTATGACGATCTCTTCTGAACCCCACTCAACAATATTGGAGTTTATATCACACCACTTCATAAATTTTAGCTCATATGAAGACCTATAAATAATATTGGACACATCTCCGCAATATTTTTTAGGATTAGTGGGTTTAAAGCGACCCTGATGTAAGTTCTTTGAATATGGCATTATAAATAAGAAAAATAATAACACTATTTATAGAGAAGCAGAATGGCAAAAGAAGGCGACACAAAAGAAACTCCTAAATCAACTGATGCTGCTACCGAGAAAAAGAAGAAAAAGCAACGCACCAAATTGTATCGCTATCCATCCAACATTGGTTCGGATGAACAACCTCATGCGATTAACTTCTTCATTTTTAAGACAGAAAGCGCGGCAGAAGTAAAATCTAGGCAAGAGGCGACCGAGAAACTTGACAACGAAGGTGATAAGTCTGCAGGCGAGAAGGTAAAATTAGAGAATGACAGACAGTCTTTCTTGGGTAAGGTCGCTGCTGTTGGATTCGGTACTGCTGTTGGTACTGCTGTGGCTGCAGCTAAAGGCGGGGCAGCGGCTGTTGCAGCAGGTGCTGGTGGTGGTGCTCTTGCAGCTTCTGCGTTGTTTTCCAAGGCAGGTGCGATGCAAACAAGAACCACCCAGAAAATTGATTCTGCCATTTCTCTTTATATTCCCAACTCCCCCCAAGCGAAATATGGAGCCGAGTTTAACGTAGAAGATCTTGGCACTATTATGGGTGGCGGCATGGCTGATGAACTTGGAATAGGCAAAACTGGGGGCAGTATGATGTCAAAACTCTCAGCGGGTGATTTCGCTGGTGCTGCAGCTGCAGCTGCTGAGTCTGGTGCAGGTAGTGTGATCGCAAGGAAGATGGCAAACACCTCTGACATTCCAAAGGCAATTGGTCTTGGAGAATTGAATGTTGGTGGTGCTATACGGGCTTCTACCAGAACTATAACAAACCCATATAAAGAGCAAATCTTCCAAACGATGGGATTCAGAAGTTTTGCATTTCAGTATAAGTTCGCTCCGAGAAATGAGAAAGAACTTTCTGATGTTATGAATATCATCAACCTATTCAAAGCACACATGCATCCCGAAAAAGATTTAGGCGGTTTGTTCTTCACGTTCCCCTCTGAGTTTAAGATCGAGTATGTTTACAAAAACAGAGAAAACTCATACTTGAATAAGATCGCCCCTTGCTTCTTGACAGATCTTTCCATCGACTACGGAAGCGGTGGAACATTTACTACATTCAAAGATGCACGCGGTGCACCATCAGAGATAACTATGAGCATGGCGTTTAGAGAGACTGAACTCTTGACGAGATCAAGAATTGAGGAAGGTTATTAATGTTTAAACATTTCCCAAAAATTGGATATGTCATCGATGATAAGATTGTTGTTGCAACTGACATTTTCAGAAAAATTAAAATACAAGAGATCGCTAAAAACGAATTGCTTTTGACAGCATTCACAATAGAAGCGGGACAAAGACCAGAAGATGTTGCTGACATATTATATGATGACCCAAAACTATATTGGACTGTCTTGTTGGTGAATGATATAATCGATCCATACAATGATTGGTATTACAGCCCAGATCAATTAGCTAAACTTGTCGATGATAAGTATGGAGCAAACAATAGCGGTAATGTACACCATTTCATCACTAAAGACAACAACCTTGTATGTGTAGAATATGATGCAGCAAAGTTGGCAAGCGGGGAAATCTCCGAGGTCAGTCACCTCCAACACGAAGAATTTGAAAACGACTTGAGACAAAACATCAAAGTGATAGATCCCAGATTTATTCAAGACTTCATTTCAGAATTCAAGCGGTTAGTAAATGAGTGAGATTTTAAAGCAACCTGGATCCGTTCTGATTGAAGAGGCAGACCTTGTCACTTCTGATGGTCAGGCATTCAGTATTAAAAACTTCATGGTTGAAGCAATTATCTATGAGAACATGGATCTCAATGGAATGGTTGCAGATGTTACCATCGTTGATGCCAATGGAATGATTACAGGTGCTCCATTGCTCGGTCAAGAAACTGTGAAACTAAAATTCAGAACGCCTACATTTGATACGTCTATACAGATGGCATTCGTTGTTTATGGTATAAAAAATAGAGTATTAAATAATGACCGAGAGCAGATCTACACCCTTAAATGTATGTCTGCTGAGGCATACACGGACACATTTGTTAGATTGACCTCAAAGTTTGTTGGATCTACTGACGATATAGCAGAAAAGATTTTTGAGCAGGTTGCAGCAGAAACACCAGTTGGTAAAACCAAGATTACTATTCAGGATAGACCACACACATCACAAAACTATGAGTTTATCGCAAACTTCTGGTCTCCTTTTAAGTGTCTGAATCACTTGGCGTCTAAAACTGTTGGTGCAGAATCTTCCAAATCAAATTTTAAGTTTTATGAAACAGTTGGTGGGTTTCATTTTACATCACCTGAACACCTCGTGAAGAAACAAAAAGAGGCTCGGGTTGTTTATGATGAGTACAATGTTCAACAAAGTCAAACAGCTGAGATAACCGAAGACATTAGATCTGGAAATTACAATTACATTTCTCCATTCATAGGCAGTCGGTTCAATCAAGTTGAGAGCATATACTTTCCTACATTCAAGGATAATATCAAAGCACAAAACGATGGATACACTGCAAGTTCTATAGTCTCATACGATTTCACGACCAAGCGTTTGGCGATTATGAAGTTCGACGCTCGACCAGAATCTGAGCAGTTTGCTGCTGAAGATAGAAGATATCTTAAAGAGACTTTCAAAGATTTCGAGACAATTTCAAATGTGAATCCAATTCCAGAGAATATGCTCGGTAATCCAGCAGCAAACAGAACTTTTTCACCAATGGCAACTTCTCCGTTCGGTAGTAACTTCCACAGAGGTGTTGATCAGATAAGAAACACACTGATTAGAAGATACGGTGATGCAGAGTTTAATCAGCAAGTGATGGAGATTACAGTTCCAGGAAAGACTGATATCGAAACTGGTATGTTGCTCAGATTGATATACCCAAAAACTACAGAAAAGGGTAACGAGCGAGTTGATCGCGAAGAACTTGAAGATCCGTATATGTCTGGTATTTTTCTGATCACGGGTATTCGCCACGATATTGCCAATGGACAACATAGCATGACTCTTTCTATTATGAAAGATAGTTTGGGAGACTTTTAATGATTTACGGTGAATTTACATGGTGGGTCGGCACAGTAGAAGACGTCAATGACCCTGAGAAGATCGGTCGATATAGAGTTCGAATCCTCGGGTATCACACAGAAGATAAATCTTCTCTTGCGACTGAGGATCTTCCTTGGGCGATGTGCGTACAACCGACTTCCTCTGCTGCAATCTCAGGTATAGGTGGAACAAATATCGGTCTTGTTGCTGGGTCGACTGTTGTTGGTTTCTTCACTGACAGCAATGAAACTCAGCTACCAATAATCATGGGTTCTCTTGGCGGTGTTGACACGGTTAAGGGAAATGGAGAATCTGGATTCCAAGACCCATCTGCTACATATCCCCTCAATGGTCTTCGTGATCAAGACAAGGGTAGAAATTATGTGGGAGAGCCATCCCTTTCGAGGCTTGCACGAGGCGGTGTTACTTCTGAGAAACATATATCTCTTGCAGCCAAGCGAGCAATGCGAGTAACAGAACAACCATTTGCTCAACCCAGCCCGATCGATGGAGAGAATGCTGCATTTCCTGAAATAAAGCCAGAGACTTGGAGCGAGCCACACCCACAAGGTTCTGAAAAATCGAAGTCTCAATACCCATACAACAACGTCCACGAATATGAATCTGGGCACGTCCAAGAGTTTGACGATACTCCTGGATCTGAGAGAATTCATACCTATCACAAGTCTGGCTCGTTTGTAGAGTTTCAACCAGATGGGTCTCGCGTCCAAAAGATTGTTGGTGATGATTTTGAGATTGTTTACGGAAATAAAACACTACACGTTGAAGGCGACCTTACAATTAATGTGACTCGCGGTAATGTGAATATTAAAGTAGACAAAGGCGATGTTGTTGAAGATTATGCTGGAAGCATTTACTCAACTATTCGAGGCGGTCGTTATACCAAAGTGCAGGGTAACGATATGCTTGATGTCATCAGCGATCAGAAAATTAATATTAGTGGTAGTAGATATACAGTCATCAACTGTGCAACCTCAGCACCACCAATCACCATTCCGTTCATTGGTCAGATCCCAGCAGGTTCTGATGTGACTCTTGTCAAAGGCGCACAAGCAGTCACGGTTGCAAATAATGCAACATCACACATTGGCGGTAAAAACACTGTTACGAGTAAAGGTAAGACTCAATTCATTGTTGGTGTTATACCAAATCAGCAAGGTTTTGCTGTTACAACTCTGGGTAATATTGACTTGGCTGCAGGTTCGACCTCTGCAATCAGTACATCAGCAGGGCAGACGAATATTGCTTCCCTACTTAACACCAATATTGACACTGGTGGTTTGTTGACCATCACTACAATTGGTGTGATGGCTACGACTTCTGCAGCTGCAACATATAATCATGCTGCAACAACATTCACTACTGCTGCATATACGGTTGCGGCAACTGGTACAGTAGCAATTGGTGCTTCGTCCACGGTCTCAATCGCTGGTACATCTATCGGTTTGAATGACCCAATAACCCCATGACCCGATTAATTAGGAGAGATAAATGAGCTGTGGAGCACCCCAAGCACTTACTGATCTTGTAGATGGCATCAATG